CCAACCCGTTTAGCATCATTTTATGATTACGAATCTATGGAATACACACCCGAAATTTCTGCGGCGTTAGACATTTATGGTGAAGAATCAACAACTGTTGACCAAAATGGATATATGTTACAAATCTATTCTGAATCAAAACGTATTAAATCAATATTAACAGATTTATTTAATAATTCATTAGATATTAACACAAATTTACCAATGTGGACAAGAAACACCTGCAAGTATGGTGATAATTTTGTTTATTTAAAATTAGATTCTACTAAAGGGATTGTCGGATGTATGCAACTTCCAAATATTGAAATTGAACGTTTAGAAAGAGGGTTAGCAGTTAAAGCACATAATGTTGAAGAACTTCCTGAAAATAAAGGATTGAGATTTAAATGGAAAACTAAAGACATGGAGTTTAATTCTTGGGAAATTGCTCACTTTAGATTATTAGGCGACGATAGAAAATTACCGTACGGTACTTCAATGTTAGAAAAAGCCAGACGTATTTGGAAACAATTATTACTTTCGGAAGATGCTATGTTAATATATAGAACATCAAGAGCGCCTGAAAGAAGGGTATTTAAAGTGTTTGTTGGTAATATGGATGATAAAGACGTTGAAGGATATGTTCAACGTGTGGCAAATAAGTTTAAACGAGACCAAGTTGTTGATTCAAAAACCGGAAACGTTGACATGAGATTTAATCAAATGGCAGTTGACCAAGATTATTTTATACCAGTTAGAGACCCCGCACAAGCATCTCCAATAGAAACTTTACCAGGAGCAACTAATCTATCTGAAATTGCCGATATTGAGTACATTCAAAAGAAATTAGTTACCGCTCTTAGAGTTCCTAAAGCGTTTTTAGGTTTTGAAGAACCAGTTGGTGGAGGTAAAGATTTAGCGTTAATGGATATTAGATTTGCAAGAACTATTAATAGAATACAAAAATGTATGATTGCGGAAATGAATAAAATTGCAATTATTCATTTATTTTTATTAGGATTTGAAGATGAATTATCAAATTTTACAATAGGTCTTACTAACCCTTCAACACAAGCTGACTTATTAAAGATTGATGCAATGAAAGAAAAAATGTTGCTTTACAAGGACGCTGTAGCCGCTTCCCCGGAAGGAATCTCTCCTGTATCTGCAACTTGGGCTAAAAAACACATTCTTAATTTTTCAGATGAAGAAATTAAATTAGATTTACAACAACAAAGGATTGAAAGAGCGGTTGGTGCTGAATTAATTAATACCGCAACAATCATTACCCATACCGGTGTTTTTGATAATATTGACAAATTATATGGTAATAAAAAACCAGGCAGTCCAGAAGCCGCGACTTCAACACCACCTCCAGGACCTGAAGGTGGAGCACCTGAAGGAGGAGGAGGACTTGAAGGAGAAATGCCACCACCACCTGGACCACCCCCTGGAGGACCGGCAGGAGTAACTCCTGAATCATTCCAAAAAGATAATTTAAAAATTTTACTTGAAAGTGAAAACTTAACTGATGACGATTCATTTATTGATTTGTCAAGAGGTAAAAATCAACTTGGAGAAATGTCAAATGAATTGAACAGAATCTTAGGTGACTAATATTTATTAAATAAAAAAAAGATGAAAATAGGAATTTTAAAATCAAACGTAGATAAGTTTTTAACTGAATCATATTCAAAAGGAACTTTTAAAAACGAAGTTATTAATTTTAATAAATTAGTATTAACTAAAAAAAATGTTGCAAAATTATTTTATATTTATGATGATTTAAAAACCAATAAAGGTCTTAATGAGTCTATTGCAACTGAATATTTAAACGAAACAATTTTTTCATTTGAAAGTACTTTAAAAAAAGTAAAACAAAGTGATTTAGAAAAAATTAAAAAATGGGTTGGAAAAACAAATTCAATTAATACCTATTCTGAAGTCGATTATTTATTATATCCAACACTTTCAAAATTGGAAGAAAAAATAGAATCAAAAAAAATAATTATTGAAACTCTTAAACAATCCCCAGTGGTTGAAAATAAAGAACTTATAAATTTACCAATGCAAACAATGGTAAATGTAGCAAATAGAACAATATCAAATTATATTGATGATTTAAACGAATCTGAAAAAGATGAATTATTTAAATTTTTATCAATGGACAATTCTGAGTTAAATAATAAATTTAACGATTTAAAAGAAAACATTAAAACAAAGTTATCAGTTTTAAATGAATCTTCTGACGAAGAAACAAATAAGAAAATTAACGAAACTTTGCAAATGGTTGAATCAGAAAAATGTGAGTTAATTAATTTTTTTAAACTTAAAAATCTTAACGATAGTCTTTAAATTTCGTTACTAGTTTTTAATTTCTGAATATATTTTGCCTTTAAAATTTGTTTTCTTTTAATTACTGACTTTTTTTCAAATTTTTTCCTAGAAATTAATTCATTATTTTGTTTAATTTTTATAAGTTTACTCTTATAAAGTTTTAAAGCTTTTTCAATTGAAATGTTTTTATCTAATTTAATGATTATCATATATTACATATAGTCTATTTTATTAATTTTTTTGACTATGAGTACAAATATACTTACTTTTTTGTTAATAAACGAAAAAAAATATGGATACTAATGAAAAAAGGCAAAACAGCCAAAATTATCGGTTTTAAAACCGCTAAAGTTACCTATGGAACAGTCGATTCCGTAAATTTTAAATCTATTTACTTAAATATTCAAACTTGGGTCGAACCAAAAAAAGAAGTCGAAAATTGGGAACGAGTCGTCTTAAATTTAAGTAGAGATATTAAACACACATTATTTAATAAATTAGATAAACAAATTTTTGAAGAAAACATTATTGTTGACTTAGACTTAAGACCTAGCGGTATTAGTATGAACAAAAAATCCTTTTCAAATTTAGAAATTAATTTTTATTTTAGACCAGGAGTTCGTTGCACAGACAATCATTTGGAATTTAAATCAAAAAAATTAAAAGAAACTTTAAAAAAAATAGCTAAACAAATTTTTAATGATAATTTTTCTAAAAACGAATATTTTAAACTTCATTTAACCAAATCTACTAAAGAAAAAAATATTATAGTTTAAATCGACATTTGTTAATATTTATTTGTTAACCGAAATGGTTATAAATGTCAATTTATAAAATTAATTAATGGATTATCAAATAAATAATAACAATATTTTTGGAAAAAAAACTATTCTAATTGAAGAGGATGCGGGATATATTTCTCCAAAACACCAATTCAATGAAAAAGTTATTAATGAATCAAAAAACCTTATGGACTACTCAAAACCATTTGAATTTTATGCGGTTCTTCAAAAATATAATGTTCCTAATAGAAATGGTAGAATATACCCCGAAAAAATCTTAAAAAGAGAATCTGAGAACTATAAAAAAGCAATCAATAAAGGTACATCACTTTCTGAATTAAATCACCCTGAGTCATCTTTAATTGATTTAGATAGAGTTTCTCACATTATCAATGAAATTTGGTGGGAAGGAAACGTTTTAATGGGAAAACTTAAGTTACTTACAAGTCCAGGTTTTCATGAAAGAGGGGTTTGCTCAACAAAAGGAGATTTAGCCGCAAATTATCTTAGACAAGGTGTTACTTTAGGAATTTCTTCAAGAGGAGTTGGTTCATTAAAAAAAGTTGGTGAACAAAATGAAGTTCAAGACGATTTTGAATTAATATGCTTTGACTTAGTATCTTCACCATCAACACCTGGAGCTTATCTTTTTAATAATCCTGATGATAGAATGAAATATGATGAAAATCTTGAAGAAGAGAAAAAAATAAGTATAGAAACGTCAAATAATGGAAATGGAACCAAATCACTTGACTTAATGAAAAAATTAAACGATTATTTGGGAAATCGTTAAAAAATAAATAATCATGGATGAAAAGTATTTTATTGCAAAAATTACCGTTGATATGGTAGATTCTGAATCAGGAAAAATTAAAAAACAAAGAGAAGAAAAATTAGTTAAAGGGTATTCACCAACAGATGTGGAAGCCAAAGTAACTAAAGTTTTTGAATCGTATTCTCAAGATTGGAGAATTACCGCAATTGTTGAAAGCAAAATTAATGAAGTTATTGATTAATCTTTAAAATCAAAATCAATTTAAAAGGAGGGAATTACCCTCCTTTTTTTGTTTGCATATATTTTTGAATTTTATTTATATAACAATAATTAAAAGTTTAAATCTAAAAATTCTTTATTATTTTTTATTTTTTGAATTTTTTTGCATTTGTACATATTTATTAAGAAAATCTAAAAGAAAAATGTCAAACAAAAAATCTCTAGTAGAAGAAGCTATTATCCAAATGAAAAATTTGGAGGAAACCGTAGCTCAAAACGCAAAAGGAATACTTGCTTCAACAATGAAGAAAGAAATCAAAGACTTAGTTAAAGAATCTATCGTATCTGAAGAAGATGATGAAGAGATTGATACTAATGTCAAAATGGATATGGATACCGATTCTGATGAAGATGACGTTGAAGTAGATATGGATGTTGATTCTGATGAAGATGATACTGATATGGATATGAACATGGATTCTGATAAAGATGACATGGATATGGACATGAATGTTGATTCTGATGAAGATGATATGGACGAACCAATCGACCTTACAAAACATTCTGATGAAGAAGTTATGAAAGTTTTCAAACTTATGGGACCTAATGACCAAATTATTGTTACTAAAGATAATTCAGGAAATATTAACCTCAAAGATGGGGGTAATGATACTGAATATATGTTAGTTGGCGAAAATGAGGAAGAATATTATAACCAAGAAATGAGTGAAGATGATGATGACGATTTAGATAACATGGGTATGGAAACAAATGAATCATCAATTGAAGATATTATTAACGATGTTTTTGGTAGTGATAATGAAATGGATACGAGTTATAATTCTGATGAAATGGGAGATTCGGAAATTGTTTATGAAGTTGAAATGGATGAACAAGACGAAGAAGATGATGAAGATAATTATGAAATTGAAATGGATGAACAAGACGAAGAAGGTGAAGAAGACGAAGAAGATGATGATGATTTTATGTCTGAATCTAAAATGTCTATTAAACCTAAAGGCGTTGGAATGGGAAGTCCAAAATTCAAATATTCTTCTAAACCAAATCAAGGTCAAGGTTTTAAAACAAAAATGAAGCAAGGTAACCTTAAAATGGGTACTGGTAAACCTAAATTCGAATTCAAAGAAGGTGAAAATCTTGATATGGAAATGACTGAAGTTAAACCAAAATTCAAAAAGTTTGAAACTAAAGAAGCATCACGTACTTACGGAAATGGGTCTAAATCTGGTCGTGGTTTAAGAAAAGGTATCACACCAAATAGAAACTTAACTTTTGAAAGTAAAACAAATAATGAAATTCAAATTCTTAGAGAGAAAAATGAAGAGTACAGAAAAGCACTTAACGTTTTTCGTAATAAATTGACTGAAGTTGCAGTTTTCAATTCAAACTTAGCTTACGCTACACGTTTGTTCACTGAACACACAACATCAAAACACGAAAAAATCAATATCCTTAGACGATTTGATGGTGTTGAATCAATTAAAGAATCTAAAAATTTGTACAAATCAATAAAAGACGAATTATTAAATACAACAAACCAAACAATGAATGAATCAATTGAAAGAAAAATTGAAAACACTCCTGTTACCGGTTCAGTTAATTTAATTGAGTCAAAAACATATGAAAACCCTCAATTCGCAAGAATGAAGGACCTTATGTCAAAAATAAAATAAAAAATAAAAAATAAAAAAACAAAACAAAACTAAAATGGGAGCATTATTAGAATCAGGTCTTGTTGGTAACATTGGTTTAAAACACCTTAAAGTTATTAAAGAAGATACTATTAACAAATGGGACAAATTAGGGTTCCTTGAAGGTCTTAAAGGCCACCTAAAAGAAAATGTTGCGCAGTTATATGAAAACCAAGCGTCACATTTAATAAACGAAGCGACTTCAGACGGTGCATCAGGTTCTTTTGAAACTGTTGTATTTCCAATTGTAAGACGTGTGTTTTCTAAATTATTAGCTAACGATATTGTATATGTACAAGCTATGAACTTACCTATTGGTAAATTATTCTTCTTTATTCCTAAAATTCAAGGATATAGTGGAGCAACTGGAGCTAACGCTCAATACAACCCAGATTCTGGAGACCATTATTCACCTTTAGGTTCTAATGGAGCACCATCGTCAAATGATGCTGGTTACACAGGTGCTGGAACTTACGCTAAGAATCTTTATGATTTATATTATGAAGGTACTGAACCAGGTCTTGACCCAGGTGGACTTTTTGACTACTCAAAAGGTCGTTGGTCAGCAATTACTGCAGCAGCATCAATTCAAAAATGGTATAATGGTTCTTTACAAGACGCTGTTATTTCAGGAACTAGTAATGCTAGCGGATTTATTGCTGGTGGTAACATAAGAAAAGTTATTATCAAAATGAATGGTTTCGCTGATACCGGAGCTGGTAAATTAATCGGTCCTGATGGTAATGAAATGGACACTGAATCTTTCCTTTCTGACTTAATTGTTTATACTGGAGCTGGTTTATCAATGGTTGCAGGTACTCCTTGTACTGTGTCAACTGGTCCATTATTATATAGAGTTGTTACTCAACAATATGGTAGCGGTATCGTTAACGGAATAAATACAACAACATCAACTTCATGGCCTTCTACAGGTAATGGTGGTTCATTCAGAAATGTTTGTAACGCAAATGGTGAAATTTATTTAGAAGTTGACTTATCTTGTCCAGTTTGTGCTGATTGTAACGCAACATCTTTAGATGGTTACACTGGTACAACTATATCAACTGGTTTAACCAGTACTTCATTCTATTGTGCATGGAAACGTTACGAAACTCTTGAATTTGAAGACAAAATCGGTGAGGTTTCTTTTGATTTAGATTCTGTTACAGTTTCTGTGACTGAAAGAAAATTAAGAGCTCAGTGGTCTCCAGAATTAGCTCAAGACGTTGCGGCTTTCCACAACATTGATGCTGAAGCTGAATTAACCGCTTTATTATCTGAACAAGTTGCAGCTGAAATCGACCGTGAAATCCTTCGTGATTTACGTAAAGGTGCGGCTTGGCAATTACGTTGGGATTATAATGGTTGGAGAAGAATTTCTGCAACAACCTCTTATACTCAAAAAGATTGGAACCAAACATTAATTACAACAATTAACCAATTATCTGCTCAAATTCACAAGTCAACTCTTCGTGGTGGAGCTAACTGGATTGTTGTATCAAGTGAGGTTTCTGCAATCTTTGATGATTTAGAATACTTCCACGTATCTAACGCATCACCTGAGCAAGACCAATACAACATGGGTATTGAAAGAGTAGGTACATTAGCAGGTCGTTACCAAGTGTATCGTGACCCTTATTTCCCAGCTAACCAAGTGTTAATTGGACATAAAGGTACTTCGTTACTTGATACTGGTTACATCTACGCACCGTACGTACCATTACAATTAACACCTACAATGTATAATCCATTTAATTTCACACCAATTAAAGGAATTATGACAAGATACGCGAAAAAGATGGTAAATAATCGCTTTTACGCGAGAATCACCGTTGATGGAGTTCGTACATTTGATTTAAGAGAATTGAGATAATACCTCAATAACTATAATTTAAAGGGTTAGATTTTTTTCTAACCCTTTTTTTTGTACTAAATTAAAAATTAACAGGGTTAAAAATAAATGGATTATTATTTTATTTTTACTATATTTATAATATATTATATTTAATCTATTATGAAAACTAATTTAACTTTAGAAAAAATTAATGAAATTGTTAATTTATATCTTACTGAAATACCTAGTACACATAAGTTAGCTGAAAAATTTTTAGTTGGGCATAAGAAAATTAGTCAAATTTTAAAAGATAATAATGTAAAGATTAATAAAAAAGGAGGCCAAATAAAAATGGGAAACAGTTCCGAAATAGAATCTTCAAAAATTAATATTTATTCCTCAAATACCAATAAGTTATTGGTTGCCAAATGTAAAAAAACAGAAATCATTATAAAAGACCCAAATAATTTATCCGGAAAATTAACAACACATATTATTGAATTATATGGCGATATTTGGATTCCAACAAACACTTATCAAAGAAAAAAATACGAATTGTTAAATCATAAAAAATGGTTTGAAGAATATTTTGATATTATTGAGATAGACATTTTACCAACAAGGAAATGTAAATTATGTGATTGGGAAACAAATGATATTGATAATAAAACTGGTTGTTTTGAAAATCATGTTAGTAATTTACATTTTTTAACTTTAGATGTTTATTTGTCTAAATTCCCTGAAGACATTAAATACCATCCTAGTTTTATAAAAAAAACAGAATTAAAAGATTTTTTATCTAAAAGTAAAAATTACGTTATTTGTAAGATATGTGGTGAAAAAATGAAATCAATTTCAAATACTCATTTAAAAAATAAACATAATATATCCACATTTGATTATAAGTTAAAATTCCCAAATGATAAAATTGTTTCAACTTCAATATCGGAAGGGTTAAGTAGTTTGGCAAAAATTACTAATGTTAATATGAAACCGACATGGACTTCAAAAGGAGAGTCAGAAATTAAAGATTTTATTGAAAGTTTAGGATTTTGTGTTAATAAAAGTAAAAATCGTAAACTATTAGATGGAAAAGAAATTGATTTAATTATTGATGATTCTAACATATGTATTGAATATAATGGATTATACTACCATACTGAAAAAATGGGTAAAACATCCTCGTATCATTTAAATAAAACAATTGATTGTCATCAAATTGGTTATAATCTATTACATATTTTTGAAGATGAGTGGAAAACAAAAAAAGAATTAGTAAAAACTAAATTAAAACATTTATTAAAAGTAAATAATGGGATTAAAATAGGTGGTAGAAACGTTACCATAAAAAAAATTAAAACTAAAGATAAGTCAATTTTTTTGAACCAAAATCATATTCAAGGTAATGATAAGTCTAATGTTTATTATGGTGGGTTTTATAACAATGAATTAGTTGGGGTTATGTCATTTAACAACAAAAGAAATATGACTAAAAATAACGATAATGAATTTGAATTAAGTCGATTTGC